GTTCAGTCCGCTCGCTCGCGCAGCATTAGCGAGCGAGACCCGTGGCCAAAACTCTTGGGTCAACTTCGGACCAGCAGCCAAGCAAAATGAAAATGCTTCTGCTGTTGATACGGTTTACGCAGATCAGAAAGTCGGGATACTTCCAGAGTTTGTTATTAACGAGGGTATTGAAAATCTTGTAGAGCCTGTCAATCTTCAGGAGCTTCAGGACGAGACCAACTTTAATACGCAAGACTCGTTTGTCCCTGACCAAAGGTTTTCCCGTAAATACCCTCAAGACCCGCGTAATGCTGCACCGAACAGGTTTGTTAAACGGGCACGGGCTGACGGAACACGCAGTGATAACTGGGGCAAAGTTAAAACAAGAGACGGTGAGTTTTTAAATGTTCGCATGGCCTCTGGCCAAAATTATGACAACGGTGGGGGCTATGGTCAGGTCCATGCGGCCCTGCACGATAAACATTTTAGAGCAATTCCAGACCTGCCTTTTACAACATCAGATGCCGCTATTGGCGCGGCTCTTGATGCGTATACGGAAGCAAGGGTATCTGGTGTTGGCACGTCAGCATTTAAGATTACTGAGGGTCGCCGTGGTGGTGGTCAGGAAATGGTATGGAAGCCAGAGGGTTCTGCCACCAGTGTTAAAATAGTTTTTGATAGAGTTACTGATAGTAAATCAGGGCAAACATTTTTTGCAGTGACAACTGCTTATCCTGACAGCGTAGTGCTGCGACAAGAAAATCTCCGCAAGGAGGCTGAAAAGTATACAAGGGCGAATGCTCTAGGAGAAAACTTTGCTGCTACTTCTGATGTAGCGCAGGAGACTACCCTTACATTCAAGACAAATAAGCCTAGCGGTAGGCCCGTGCTTACCCTCAATAAGGCGGCGAAGCAAAGATTTTCTAGAGGGCGCAACGTAGAAAATGAAACCGCCGAAGTGCAGGAGGCCATCAGGCGAACACAGGCTGTTAACCTAGACGAAACAGCAGGTCAGTCATTCTTGAGTGCTATCTTCGGTGAATATAAAGACAGCACGTTCTTTTCAAACAACTGGGAAAAGGTTCGTGCAAATTTCCGCGCCAACTTTGTAAACAGTATTGAAGGCATATCTATTCTTTCTGAGGAAGCCGCAAAAGTAACTGGTCAGCTTTATGCAGATGCAAGTGCTTTTAAAGCGGCCCTTATGGCAGGGCAATATGCTCAGGTTGTTAAGAGAGCGTGGACTACGGGGGTTCCCGTTTATGATGAAAAGGGATATGCCCGTGTCGAGTCAGAGGTAGACGGTCAGCCTGTCAAAGGTTTGCTGGAGATATTCAGCAGTATCATTGATCAAGGACTTACCCCCCAGTTTGGTTTGTATGCGTCGGCAAAACGAGCCGAAAGAATTGGTACGAAATCTGGTTTAACAGAAACTGATATTGCCGCTGGCTTGTCTTTAGCCCAGAAGTACCCAGAATTTGAAGCTGTCTTTGATGAGTATCAGGTTTGGAATAGCTACCTTGTTAAATTTATGGTGGACACTGGTCTGATTACAGCCGAGATGGGGCAGACGTGGATCGAAACTGCGGACTACACTCCATACTACAGGCAGGAACAGCAGGGGACGGAAGCAGGGGAAATGTCTTTCTTCTACCCCGAAGACCCCACTCTTGGACCGTTTGCTCAAGGGGCAGCGCCTCTTCAAGGAGAAAAAAGTGTACAAATACCGTTGGACGGAAAGCGCGTAGATAAAAAACTATTGGGCGCGGGAAGAGCGTTTCAGATTACAGTAGACGGAGTGAACCAGCCAGAAGAATACGACAGCTACGAGATAGGTGTTGCTTCTGTTAAGGCTAGGCAACAAAGCAATCCTGACGCAGATATAAAATTATATTCTGCGCCTCGCAGGATTGATGATTTTCTCGACAACCTGTCTCGTAACACAGCGACAGCTATACAGGGCGGCATGAAGAACATTGCCGCTCAAAGAGTTATTAGAGACTCTTTAACAATGGGTGTAGCTTCCGAGGTTCAACCAGACAAAGACGGTAAAAAACCCCGCAACACTGTTCAGATAAGGGTAGACGGCAAGGATCGTTATTTTGTTATTGTCGATCCGTTCCTTTACACAGCAATGGTTACGCTGGGTCAGAACCAAGACCCGATCATTCAATCAAAAGCTATTGGTTACGCATCAATACCAGCAAGAGTTTTAAGAGAACTGGTTACACGAGACCCCGGATTTATGTTGCGTAACATGATGAGGGATACGCTCAGTGCTTGGGTAACATCAGGGCGAAATTACATACCAGTAATTGACAGTGCTAAGGGTGTTATAGATGTCTTAAAGGGGAGCGACTCTTCTGAAGCCCTGCAAAACGCGGGTGTTTTTGGTGGATACGATTTTGCGGGTACGCCCAAGGACATGGCGAAATACATTCGCAGTCGTTCCAAACGCGACCACCCAAGCGGTGTTATGGAAAAAGCAGCTAGTCCATTCAAGAAACTTTGGGATGCTACGACATTTGCAACAAATGTGTCAGAGGCAGCAACCCGTGTTGCCGTTTATCAGAATGTCTTAAAGGCTACAGGAAATGAAGCCCAAGCTGTGTTTGAGGCACTTGAGGTTTTAAACTTTAACAGACGCGGGGCATCTCCGTTTATTCGGGTAGCGTTACCGCTTATTCCTTTCCTAAACGCCCGTATCCAAGGATTGGATGTTCTTTACCGCTCTGGCGTTAATAAAGAAGTAGCTAATCCAAACGCTACCAAAAAAGCCTTTTTAGCGAAGGCGGCACTGCTCATAGGCGTGTCTTCCCTTTACCAGATGATGATAAGAGAAGAAGACTGCTGGAAAAATGCCAACCAAATGACAAGGGATTTGCATTGGTTTATTCCAATTCCCGGCGGTCCTTGTTTAAAAATACCCACGCCATTTGAAGTGGGCTTTTTGTTTAAAACAATTCCTGAGAGGATACAGTCTTACGCATTGGGTGACGATACAGGGAAAGACCTTAAAGACTCTGTAATGCGTAATGTAACAGGCACGTTTGCAGTAGCTCCCCCACAAGCAATAGTGCCGATTATGGAAACGGTAACTAATTATTCTCTGTTTACAGGGAAAGAAGTTGTCCCCACTTACATGCAGGGATTGGACCCGGATTACCAAAGATTCCAAACAACAAGCAGCTTTGCCATAGCCCTTGGCGAAGAACTGAATATGTCCCCGATTAAAATTGATCACTGGATTAAGGGGTATACGGGAACCCTTGGCAGTTACGCACTATCTGTTGGCAGTAACATGATCAATAGATTTCAGCCATCGGATCAGCCCATGCCGCCGAACAAGGAATGGTACAACCTTCCGATGGTCAGGAGTTTTTTCCAAGACCCTGATGGTCGCGGCACTGTGATTCAATTCTATGAGCTAGACGAGATGGTTAAGCAAGCTGTCAACACGTTATCTAAAGCAGTGTCGGAGGGGGATGTTAAAAAGATAACAAGCATCTCGAAAGATAGAGGAAATCTTCTTGCCCTCGAAGAAACCATGAAGAGTATACGACAGTCTTTGAAAGAGGTGCGGGAAATAAAAAATATAGTAATGAGATCGCAGCTTCCGCCTGACGAAAAAAGAAAGAGGCTGGCTTTGATTAGACAACAGGAAATTGCGCTTACAGCATCTGTGCCTCGTTTAAAACAGTTGGCAAGCCAATGAGTGCTTACAGCCTTGCACAGATTGTGAAGAAGCCCTTTCGCAAAGCCTGTCTGTGGGGGGACAAGAAGTTCTTCGACCCCTCCTCAACCCCGCTGTCTAGTGAGTTGGAGGAGAACTACTTCCTTATACTGGGCGAGACCAAAAAAATTATGGAGCGATACGATGACTTCGCGCCATTCCAAGATATATCCCCGGATCAAACCTACATAAGCAGCGACGACAAGTGGCGCATGTTCTTTCTCAAAGGGGCTGGCATAACTTTTAAGAAGAACGCCTCTAATTTCCCCGCCCTCATGAACATACTCAACAAAGACAAGCGGGTTGTTTCTGCATACCTTTCTGTCTTAGGTCCAGAGAAGGCGCTCAACCCACACGAAGGGCCGTGGGCTGGGGTGCTGCGTATGCACATGGGTTTGATCATACCCGACCCAGAGAAGTGCCACATCAACGTAGAGGGCGATAAGTATCACTGGCAGAATGGCAAGGTCGTTCTGTTTGATGACACCTACAATCACTACGCTGTCAATGAAACTGACGAGTTACGGGTGATACTGTTTATAGATTATATGAGACCTATGAGGTTTCCGTATAACCTGATTAACTCAACGGTCATGAAAATAAGCTGGGCCTTTCCATACATATGGAGACCGTTGCTAAGGCACAGGCGCTGGTCACGAAAATTCTATGGCTACAAGTTACCAGTAACTTAAACGAGGCTAGGCATTATGGATATTGACAGGTTAATAACACAGTTGAAGGTTCACGAAGGGGTGCGTAAGTTTGTTTACCTCGACACAGAAGGCATAGAAACCATCGGCGTTGGACGCAATCTGGTAGACCGTGGGCTGTCAGATGATGAGATTGAGTTGATGCTTGCCAATGACATCAGGGACTTTCAGGAAGAAGTAGAGAGAGCCTTCCCGTGGTGGTCTGATATGGATGACGTGCGTCAGAGGGTTGTGGTGGACATGGCTTTCAACATGGGCCTTGGTTCCCTGTCTAAGTTTGTCAACACACTCGCTCACATTGAGAACGGGCGCTACGAAGAGGCTAGTGTTGAGATGCTTGACTCGAAGTGGGCAAGGCAGGTGGGTGATCGCGCAAATGTTTTGAGTGACATGATGAAGACGGGAGAGGACAATGGCTACTAAGGGAAAGAAAACCCTCCAAAAGGACAGTGTCTACGAGGAGTACGACGTTGATGGGGATGGTGTGGTTAGCGATGCTGAACTTGCAACAGTCAAGGCCATACACGAAACCGAAGTTGCAGAAGAAAAGGCAGACGCTCAAAGAAAGATGGCTTGGATTTCTATTATATCCATGCTCGTTTTTACTGCTTTTCTTTTCCTTCCTATTTTTCCTGATTCTCGGATTAAAGCTTTGGCTGATCTCTTTGGCCTTTTCTACATCGGAATGGCTGGTGTCGTCGGTGCGTACATGGGAATGACAGCCTATATGAGTGCTAAAAAATAGGAGCTTAGATCGATGCTAAAGGTTTACGCTCTTATTGTGGTGCTGGGTCTTGTGGGCGGCGTGGGCTACGGTGGGTATTATTATTATAAGGACACTCAGCAAAGAATCAAAACGCTGACAGAGAACAATGCTAAACTTGAAGTGGCCAAACAACTGCAAGACGATACAATTCAAACGCTTGTTGAGGATGCGGAAGATTTCCGTGTCCTGAATAAGAAGCTGGCGACTGATTTACAGAAGGCTGAAGAGTACAGGAATAACTTGATAGATAAATTACGGAAACACGATTTGACTAGGTTGAGCCAGAAGAAGCCTAACTTGGTGGAGAATAAGATTAACAATGGAACGAAGAAGCTTTTTGAGAGATTGGAAAGCCTTACTGCTTTGCCCCCCGACCCTGCTGCTGTTAAGTAGTTGCGGTAGCTGGAACCCGATTAAGCAGGTAGAGGTAAAGACCGTTCAAGTTGAGCGGGTTATTCCCACACAGCAGCGGCCACGCCCACTGAAGCTGAGTGATATAACGTGGTATGTCGTAACAGATCAGAACTTTGATCAGTTCAAAAAGAAATACACCAAGAGAAATGGGGAGTTTTTGTTCTACGCATTTAGTGTGAGGGACTACGAAACTCTTTCTCTTAATATGGCTGAGTTACAGAGATACATTGGCCAGCAAAAACAGATTATTATTTACTACGAGCAAGCGGTAGAGCCTAAGCCGAAGCCTGAGAAAGGCACTAATGACAAGCCGAAGAAATGAAACAGAACGCATTTGTTTTCATACTCGTCATTCTCTTTGCTGGGCTTGCGCCTTTTAGCGAAGCAAATTCTGCTGACACAAACACAGTCAGTTCTACGGTGGTAACTGACAAGACGCCGCCTACAGCATCTGCTCCCAGCATCGTGGTAAACAATAATGATGTATGCCGCTCAGGTATGAGTGTTGGGGCACAGACAGGGTTCTTGGGATTGTCCACGGGCCACACTGTCATCGATAAGAACTGCGAAAGAATTAAGCTGGCTCGTAGTCTTTACGGCATGGGTATGAAAGTCGCTGGAGTTAGTCTTCTGTGTCAGGACTCACGGGTGTTTGACGCCATGATGATGTCCGCAACACCGTGCCCCTATCGCGGGAAAATTGGTAAGGATGCAGTGGTGGCTTGGGAAAAGAATTATCTCGAAGCCCCTAACCAGTCCATGTTCTATATCGATTTAGTAAAGAAAGCGCAGGAAAAAGAAGGGGCCGAAAGGCTTAGTGAATCAGAAAACGAGTGGCGCGATGAAGACCCCAATCAAAACGCTGAGTAATTATATTTACTCGTCAGTCTGTGCTGCTGTATGCGTCGTACTTTTTTCTGGCGCTGCGATATCCCAAAGCACAGAGGTCGTAGTCGGGTCAGAAACTACTGCCAATCAACTCCCCGGCATGAGTGAGTTTACTACGTCAGGTGGGACTAAGACGGTTGCTGGCACTGGCGCTCAACGAGGTTGCCAAGCTGGAAAGTTTTGCACAGCGGGTACTCAAGGACCGGGGGGAACTTACTCCACCACGTTTAATTTTGAAGATAACATGACCATCGATGACATCAATCGCGGGTTCACAATGGACTACGGCGTAGACGTTGAGTCGCATCCCAGTAACTCTACTCTTTCGTCATGCGTAGGCGGAAACGTAATGCAGGGTTCAGATTGCAAGGACATCTTTAATTTAACTCTAACGCTATCAGAGCAGAACTCTGTTGTTCACAAGTTTCAGCATGAGGTTGAGTTAGATTTTACAGGCGTTCGTTCTTTTGACTTCTCGCAGATTATACCGTCAAACAATTTTACAGAGCTTACTGGGGGGTTCGAGTTGTTCGGCATTGACGCTGGCTTCTCGACCGGGTTTTTTGGACCACGATTTGAGGCACCCTTTCTTACAACTACGTTTGACCTTGTTACGTTGGTAGAGGCAGAAGTTATTGACTTGATTACCGAAGAGATTAGCGCCCCGATAGTCACCGCTGCTCCTGCTCCTGTGATCGCAGCACCTGCTCCTGAACCTGAAGTAGCGCCGCTTGCTCCTATCCAGATAGCTGAAGTACAAGAAATACCAACAATCGAATTAGCGCCGCCTGTTGTTGTAGCACCAGCGGCTCCCGAAGAAGTTTCAGTTTCAGAGTCGGTAGTTGCAGAAATAGAAGCAGAGGTTGAGGCACAACCGGAGCCGCAGCCAGAGCCGCAACCAGAGGCGGAACCACAATCGGAACCTGAACAAGCACAGCCTGACGAGTCAGAGCCTGAGGAGCAGCCTGAGGCGACGGAAGAGCAACCGGAAGAGCAACCGGAGGAGCAGCCTGAGGCGACGGAAGAGCGACCCGCAGATACTAGGGAAGCTAAGGAAGAGCAACCGGAAGAGAAAGCGGAGCCGAAAAAAGCCGTGGCGCAAAAGGCGAAGGAGAAGGCCGGTAAAAAAATTATGGATAAGATGAACGACAAGTCGCGCTACGATGCAACAAATCAGATTAGAACTCTGGCGGTTATGAATGTGATCTCAGCCAGCAGCGGTATATTCAAGCAGCAGTCAGCACTCAAAGATATACAGGGGTTCTTCCAGCCGACAACTATCCCAGACGGGTCTTTGCCTAAGAATAATTTTGCCGAGTACATGCTGTTCGGCGGCAGCGATGCAGGTCACAGTGCTTTGATAGACACACAATACAGGTAGCAGATATGTACGAATATAAATGTAAGGTGGTCAGAGTAGTTGATGGAGACACGGTAGATGTAGACATCGACTTGGGGTTTGATGTTTGGCTGTCCAAGCAGCGAGTTCGTTTGTATGGGGTAGACACTCCCGAAAGCAGAACCCGCGACAAGGAAGAGAAGAAGTACGGCCTTCGAGCTAAAGCTTTTGTAGAGCATCACCTTCCGCTTGAAAGCTCTCAGATTTTGAGGACCAAGGTTGACAAGTCACGGGGAAAGTTTGGGCGCATCTTGGGCGAGTTTGTGGTGGATAGCACCACTGTAAATAGCTTGCTTATCAAGACACACAATGCTGTCGCATACCACGGTCAAAGCAAGGAAGAGATCAAAGAAGCCCACAGAAATAATTGGTTGTTAATGGAAAGCGAGTGAGATGGCAGAGGTCGAGGTAGGCGGGGTTAAGTTTAGAGGCGGTAAGATAGCTGTCATTCTTACTGCTTTGTCTAGCTTGGGCGGCGCGATGTGGGGAGGGTTCGAGTTTTATAAAGACTACATGGACATGCGAGAAAAGATAGAAAGCTATGCTGCTCCTGACTTGTCAGGATTTGATAAGCGACTTGCAATCTTAACCACAGATATGTCTGCTCTTCGTAAAGAGATGGTTGTTTTTGAAAAGCTAGAGCAGAATATCCAAGACTCTGCTGACGCAGCAAGAGACGAAGCAAGGACAATCAAGCGCGATCTCAAGGGTGAGATTATTCGCATTGAAAGAATTGCAGAGAATATGGACCGCCGCATCAAAGCAATTCAGGACGACACTCGTAAGGTTCTTGAAAAAGAACAAGATCGTTTTGATGCTAGACGAGAGGCAGTCAGAAGAAATATGGACGCCCTCGAAAAAGATACAAAGGCGTCCATAAAAGATTTAGAAACATCAGTAGCAGATAGAATTAAGAAGGCTCTTGAGAACCCTCTTTCTCAGATGCGTCAGTAGTCTTCAAAGCAGAGGACATTTCATCACAAAGAAACTCGTTGAATGTCCGACCGTCAGGCAAGTCTTTGCCATCAATGATGGTAGACTTACGCAACCACTGGCAGCAGTCACGAATGCCTTGCTCGTAACTACGATTGGTTAAGATGTATTCGAGACCTTCTCTGATCAAAGACCCGATGCTCCTTTCCTCTTGCTTCGATCTTCGCCGCAATCGTTCAAGTTGATCAGCCTCAACCACAAAATTAAATGTTGTTTTTTCACTCATAACACCGCCTTTTAAAATGGAATGTCGTCGTCAAGATCGATGTCATTATCAACTGCTGGCTGCGGACGCTGCGGTCCTTTATCCATCCATGACTCGTCATACTGTTGAACGGACAACCGAATGTTAGGACCGTACTGTCCTTCCTTCGCACGGTTAACCACTCCGTTGTCCCATCCCTGCACAGACAGCAGCGGTTCCTTGCCTTCTTTCGCACACTCAATAAGAAATTTTACGAGGTCTTTGGAGATGTGCAGGTTCCCTCGGAAGTCAGCTTGCGAGTCCTTCGTTTTGTTTTTTGCTGGACGAAGGTTGCAATTATTTTCCTTGGGCTTGTTCTCAAGTTTCCACGGTGGCATTAGTTAATCTCCTCTAGGTTTGTAATGCGGGATTTAAGCCAGCCTTGAGTCAGCTTGACTTGGTTGGTTATAAACTCAAAGGCTTCGACGCTGGCCTTGTCGGTTCGCTGCTGTAGCTGTTGTCTTTGCTCAGAGTTATCCTTCCAAAATTTTACAAGGTTGCGCTTAGAGTCACGAGCGTCGTCAATGCCCATGTCATTCACAGCTTCTTCTGTCGCCGCTCCGATCTTGTCGAAGTGAACACAGTAGAGTTCCTTGATGCTCTCAGGATCAAGAAGATCAATGTCTTCTGCCGCTGACTTGTCAGGCGCTGGCTTGGCTACTCTCTTTTGAGGCAACTCTTTTTGCGGAGTAGCGCGTTGTCCGTCATCATCCTCTTCGCCACAAATCCCAAGCAAACTACACAATCCATAACGACGTGCGTAAGTGATTGCTGATCCCATCTTTTGTGGGTTGTTATTATTCTCACACAGTAGGGGAACGCCACCGTCTTCTAAAAATTCTCCTGACGAATGAACGATGCGAGTAACCAACCTATCTGGATCAATCAATGTGATCTGCACCACGCAAAGGTTATGTTGTGCCAGTGTTGAACGGGCAGTCTCCAGACACGCTGGCAGTGTCGCGTACTTGCCGTAGTTAGCTCTACCATCTAAAGGCGGGTTGCTGATTTCAGACAACGCTGCCACTAGGTCTTCGTGAAATTTAGCCATTCTTTACTCTCCCAACAGCCATTCCAAGAAAGTCTTCTTACGCTTCAACTTTCTCTGTTCTTCCTGCTTATCAGCGACAGGCTTTACCTTCCGCCTTCCCCTGAGAATTTGTTTATATTTCTGATACCCCATGCTGTTGATAATGATTCGCCGCACCGCGCTGTACTGGATGTTGACGCTAGGGTTCGCCACAATATCATTGATGCTTGCGCCTTCTTCAAACTCGTCAATGATAAATTGATTTCTATCTTTTCTATTCATTGTCATTCCTGACCTCCTGTTGATATTGGTCGCAAAATTGCGCGACCTGACAGTAATTCCCAACGCACCGCGTTGGCTCTCCTTTCCTTTCGACTATTTGGTACTCCTCTTTTGCTTTCATCTTGTCGTAAAACGATGCTGCTTCTTCTGGTGAGTCGAAGTTCTTCACTGACCTGACGCCCCCAATCTTTTGAACAGCCCAGATCGAATCCCTTTTCCATCGATCCTCGTCACTGCACAGTGGCAGAGACCCGTCAATGTCGTATTCAAACCATGCATCTTGATGGGCGCTGACCCGCCGTAAGATAAACTTGTGCTGCTCCTCTCGTGACCACATTGGTATTTCGACCACATGAACCTGCGCTTGAGGGTAACTGTTGCTGTTCATTGCTTTGCTTTTTTGCCAGTCACGAAGAATCGTAATCACCTGTAGCCTATCAATGTCGATGTCCAGATCATGGTGAGCGAGGTAGGCGTAACAATTTAATTGCTGCTCCCAACCCGACTGATTCTTTCCTATTGCGTAGGCGCTGGTGAACTTCCAGTCCATCAGGAACTTCTGGTCGCCTTCCGTTCTGATGGCGTCACATTGCCCTGAGATTTTCCATCCGTTGATCTCTGCGAACATCCGCTTTTCAATGATGTCATTATCGTCGGCACCTTCTTCCAGCACGGTGTGGATACACTTTCCAAGCAGCTTCCATACATCGTCGGAGATATCTGTGACGATGTCGTCCTCATGTTTCTTCTGAAGCAACGAAATTCTTGGCGACGAAAGAAGGCGTGTTATAGTTATGCGGCTGTCCCCGGAATCATACTTGTCACGAGCCAAAAGGTTCTCGAACTGGTGTGGTAATCCGTATTTGTTTGTGACCATTAGATATCACGCTATGGGTTGTTGTTGCCATGAGTTATATAAGCCTGTATATAAATAGTCAATGACCGAGATCAAGTTTGAAATCAAGGGACAGCCCCACAGCAAAGCCAACAGCAGAAGGCTGGTCTATTTTGGCAAGCGCCCTGCCTTCATTAAATCTCCACAGGCCATAGAGTATGAAAAACTTTTTGCTGCTCAATGCCCTGTGCTTGACCCGATTATTCCATACAACAAAAAAGACAAGCAGGACGTGGCTGTTCACATGACAATCTATTATGCCAGTCGCCGCCCTGACCTTGATGAGTCGCTGATACTTGATTGTATGCAGGGGCGCATCTACGAGAACGACAGGTGTGTGAAGGAGAAGCACATCCGTTGGGGTCTCGACAAAGACAACCCTCGCTCTGAGATTAGAGTAATAAAAATACCGCCTCCGTGAGGAGGCGGTAGTTATCAGGGAGGTCACGTTCAAATTGGGAATCAGAACAAGACGTAAGGAATTATAATGCAGATGAGTGATCAAGACAATTACATTCAAGACCAAATTGAAGTAAGGGCAAACAGCGCAAGGTCGGGCTACTCGACCACCGCAAGGATCAGGTGTCCGGTCTGTTCGGACTCAAGAAAGAAGGACGGCGAAAGGTCGATGGCCGTCACTTTTTTTAATGACCGTCTTGTCTATAAGTGCCATCACTGCGACGAGAAAGGCGTCATTGCTTACGACCGCAAGGAGGTAAAGCCTCGACGCTCTTATCCTAAAGTCCAGCGGGTGGACAGCCCCCCGCCTTCAGCCATCGACTGGCTTGTCAAAGAGAGAAAGATCAGCCCTCAGGTCGTCAAGGACTACGGAGTTGCTGCTTCACGAAAATACTTTCAGAAACTACAGGCTGAAGCAGACTGCGTTGGCTTTCCGTTTTACAACAACGGTGAGGTATACGCAGTTAAGTACCGCACTTCTGGTGGAGAGAAGGCGCATACCCAAGAGGGCACTGGCGGTGCCCAGAGTTTCTTTGGTATTGAGCGGGTAGCAGCAGACGCCGACACGTTAGTGATATGCGAAGGTGAGATTGATCAGTTAAGCCTAGCGAGTGCCGGTGTCCTGAATGCTATCAGCGTCCCGAATGGTGCCCCGATGAAGGCATCGGAGGGCGAGGTTGATCCTGACAATGATCGTAAGTACGGCTTTGTCTGGGCGGCAAAGGACTTGCTGAAACAGGTTGATAAGGTTGTTCTGGCTGTTGACATCGATGGTCCGGGCCAAGCCCTCGCAGAAGAACTAGCCAGACGGATTGGCAAGATCAAGTG